ATAGTATTCTTTATCAATTAATCCTAAGATAGGAAGAGTGTTTTCTCCCTTTCTATATTGTAATAAATCACCAGTTTCAAATAATTTAAATGGTACATTTATTGTATAGTTTGTAAAATTTACATCTGTAGAGTTAAACCTATGTTCAATCGCAGGTTCTACTATTAATTCAGGTAATACTTTATACCCTTCACCTGAATTTGATACAGTAATTGCCACTACCTCTCCGCCGGATAATTGAGCTTTTAGTGCTGCTTGTACTTTAGGGGCAGGGAACACCGAGGTGTCTACATATGTTATAATATTAGGAGGTTCTGTGTAGGCTCTGCCAGAATAAAGCACACTAACAGCAGGAAGGTCTATAAAAATTTTAGATCCAGGCATGTGATCAATAACTTCAGTATCAAGTGCGCCTCTTGTTAGACCTGATAATATTCCTGCATCTCTATCGACATTAGTGTAACCAATAAATTCGTCATCAATTTTGATGACACCAATAACTGGATAACCAAATGCGTTATCAACAACTATAATTTTTGTTGCTACAGGCACATATTCTTTTAATAAGCCAATAAAGTAATTTGGTCTTCCCTCTAGTTTTACTCCATAGTTATTAAACCATTGGTTGTACTGAGGTTTTTGCCATATTGCATCAGTTGACTGATACTGAGAAGGCAATAACGAATCATTGAAAACTAATTCAGGTGTTACAAAAGAATTTAAAGTTTCATTCCACTGTGCCGGTAAATCAAAATCTGTGATATCTCCGTCATATAAGTTAGTTTTAGTATATTTCAAACTAAATTCTTTAAGTTTTACTCTGTACGGCTTAACTTCATTAATGTATCCAAATAGAAAATCTTCGTTATCACGTTGGAAATTTTTAGTTTGTTCTAGTTCTCTTAACGTATGGTCTACATCTAAGAATGAAGTTTTATTTAACCAAGGTAAGTAATTTCCGAATTGATCGCTTTCCGTAATAATATACTGGAATAATAAAATTAATCCTTGATTTCTATAGATTAATAAATCATCAGTAAACACTTCTTCGTTTAGTCCACGGATTATATAATAGGTTTCTAGTGACGGGAAACTATCATATACATCATTATCAAAGAAACTATCACCAAATCCAATACCATTAATAGTATAATCCCAAAGAGAATTTTTTATTTGTATTGTACCTAATTCTAATCCTATTCTATTCCAACCATTATTTCTATAAATGTATACTTCACGTTTGCCATTGCTATTTGAATTAACTCCTGCTATCATATTTTCGAAAGTAGTTAACTTGTCTAAATCATAATATTTTGGCACATCTATGTCTGTGCGTGTTGCATCAGAATAACCTTGTTCCCACCAATTAACATATTCCCAGTAATCATTAGTGTCAAAATTATCACCTGATAATGTGAAAAATGCCGGAGCATTTGCTCCTGTAAGAGCTACACCACCTAAAGATAAGAAACTAGGATTTTTTAATTCTGTGATAGGATACTTTAACATAATCCCATTTGCAAATTCACAATAGTTTTGCAATGCTGTTAATCTATTATAGAAAAAGCTTTGATTAGGTCTAAGGCTCGTGCCTGTTTGTAAAAGTTTAGGTAAGAAAGGATTAGGGACAGCCTGACCTTGAGCATCGACACCAGCAAAGCTATCTAATAATTTTTGATATAAGCCATCAGGTCTAACAAGATTATTGTATAATGTAGGTAATCCAGGTAAGAAATCTTCTGCGTATCCGTCTCTGATTAATTTAAATTCAGTGTGTGCTACATCATCACCTGTACTTGATTTAAAGCCTAAATGTAAACTTGTAAAATTAGAACTTATATATTCATAGACATTATAAAGTCCGAAAACGTTTTGTTTTAGCGGAGCTAAGAATGCAATACCTGATGATATTGGGTTAGCAATGTAGGCGGAAACGATATTATCTGAAAGTGTTTTGTTTCTACCTATAACTGTACCAACATTTTTTACCCAATAGTAATATCGTGTTACTATAGTGCCACCGTCAACAACTTCATAGAGTGTTGTATAACTATCAATGTCATACACCGATCCTATTCCTACATAATTAATAGGTGTTACATCACTTTCAATCCAAGTATATACTGATACTACGCTACCAGGAAATACGGATCCCCAATATTTACTGTTATACAATGTATCATTTTGGTGATAATCAATGAACTTTGTCTGAGATGTGTCAAACCATAACTTACCAATATATTCTTGTCCCCAAACTACTTTTCCTGTAGTGGAATTATTATATCCTGCAGGATCAACACTTGAAATATAATCAAGATTTTCTCTTACTGCTCCTAATAGTTTACCTTGTAATGGATCAATATAATCTAAATTTACAATAGTTAAATTATTCAAATTGTTGTAAATTGACACAACATGAAGTTTTTCAATGTCTACAGTTTGTTCTGGGCTTCTATAAACAGACCAATTTGATTTAGTAACATCATTTCTAAAAATGTTTACTCTACCATTCTGACTGCCTGTTAAGTAAGTAGGGGAACCAATAAGCACGTTATAATTATTAAATGCTATATTATTTCCATAATATGGTGCATTTCCTAAAGTTGTTGTCGTGTCATTTAAAAGTTGTGCTAATACAAATTTTCCAATGTTATCGATGCTTTCATTATATGCACCTAAATAATCATATAGGTATGCTGATCCTGCATCTACAACGACATCTATAAATGAAGTGAAGTTATTATCAAATATAGTATCATTAGTATAATCTTCATCATCTGTAAAATCAAAAGTAGTTTGCGTATATCTATTACTTGTAGGCGCGGTTACTACGAATGAATTTAATTCATTAAATTTAATTGCAGTTCCATATTGTGTTGCATTTTGTAAATTAGGATCATGCAATTCTTGTGTTTTAGTGTAATACGTTATGCCCAAACTAGCAAAATCTGCTTGAACAAAGACTGTTAGATTTAATTTGTCACCTGATAAATTTAAATTTTGATTAATTAATTGTATTATTAATTTATTATCATCGGTTTTAGAAGCCTGTACATTTGGAATATTTGCTTCATTTATTGCGGTAATTGCTGTATCTATACCGGTACTCGGCAAGGTTACCATAAAGCTGTTGATTAAAACATTTATTGAAGTTGATAAGGTGTATACGCTTGACCCTGTAATTATTCCGAATTTTTTACCAGCGTTTGTATATCTATAAACACTTCCTTCTGTGCCTGTACTATTAACTATGTCGAATGGGGAACCAATTAGTAATTCGTTACCTGCATTGTTTGCGTCTAATCCTTGACCGTATAGAATTCCTACTCTAGGACTAGCAACTTCAGTGTGTCCAACCAAAGTTTGAGATAGAACAAAGTCATTACCTTCAACTGTTATTAAATCTCCTGCACTAATTTTAACATTTATTGTTAGTACATTAGACGCTACAGAATAACTGCTTGAAGGTAAAATGTCTCCATTTAAAAATACTGTGATAGAATTAACTGGGGTCCAAGCTAATGTAAAATCAGTTGGTAGTGTTTGAATTGCAGTAAATCTACTTTCAAATGTTTGCTTAATTCTGTCGTAAATGTAAACAGCTCCGGTGTCTGTTACCGCACTAAAATCTTGATTAGGTGCGCTTACAAATAGTTGAGTAGCATTGCTATTTGTTGCAATATTTTTACCAAAATTTGTAGCTGACCCTGATCCAGTGATAGTAGCTACACTAGTGTAATTGTAGTATGCTCTATAGACTGCAGTGCCTGCCGCAACACCTGCAAAAAAGTAACCATCAATTGTAAATGTTGTTCTATTAGACGAAACATTATATTCACCGGTTATAACTTTATAAGTTTGAGCAGTATCAGCATTAGAAAAACTAACCATTTGTCCTTCTAATAATAACGATCTTCTGTCACCACTTACAGTAAATTGTGTACCATTCTGTTGTATAGCTGTTACTAAAGAATAACCTATACTTGTGTAGGTTAAATACGTATTTTTTCTATATACAAATACTTGTCTAGTTGAACCCTTTCCAACAAAGAAATAGTTGCAATCATCAGACATAACAACTTTGTCTGTGACTCCACTTATGCTAAATGAATTCTGTAATGCAACTGCCTCTATTTTATTTGTTTGCACAAGTTCGTAGACATAAACTCTACTTGTTGATGCAGATTTTAAAACTGTTAGGAAGTTTTGTTGCTTGTCCATACTAGCACCAAACCCAACTGGGCTTGATGATAAGGTTATAGTTTCTTCAAGATTCCAAAAATTTATATTAGGAACGTACTTGTATCGATACACATTTCCAGCACCAGAATCTGCTAAGAAATATCCTAAATTAGCATCGTAAGCAACACTGCTACCAAACGTAGTAGTTGGTGTTGGTTTACTAAAAGAAGTTGCTCCTACATAATTGATTGCTTTTCTATATACTGCCCATGTACCATCTGTGTTTTCATCTACCCAAACAGTGCTTTTAACAAATTCTGTATCAAGTAAATTTAAAGTTGATATATCTTTTGGTGAATTTACTCGTTGATTCTGTAGCTTAGCTACGATTCCACTAGATTCAACATTTGATATAGAAAGAGGTAAACTTAAATCAATAACTATAGAATTTATACTATTGATTTTAATTACAATATAAAATCCATCGACAAAGTTTGAATAATTTAAAATCAGTATTACATCATTTACTGTTAACCCATGTGGCTTGTCAAAAAACACGGTACACGTATTATTTAAATTGTTAACAACATTAGTTAATGTTACAAACGAATTCGAATTACCCAATGAAACAGTTGCATATGCTTTCCAGTCTCCCTTAAAATCTGCTATCCATATGTACTCATTTTTGTAAATGTCATATATGGAAACTGAATTTTGATTTAAGGTAGTGACTTTATATGAATGTGCTTTTACGTCATCAAAATTTACATAACCTGCTGATGGCAACTGGTTCATTTTGTAAGACGGTAATAACGGTAATATTCTTACGTCTTGTGGAACTCTACCATAATTTGACAGTCCATATATAGGTATCTCTTGCATTGAACCTGGTTCACCTATACCGTTTATAATACTTACGATAGCAGGATTACCATTTAATTTCTGTTCTTCTAACTTAAACTCAATGAAGTTTTGATTTAAAAGACCGCCATAATTGCCAATATTAATCGCCCAATTTTCATACGTGGTGTAATTTATTCCGCCTGTTTGTAGTGTAATATTCTGTATCGCTGACGTAGCTTGTTTGCTACCCTTTTCAACGATCATAGTTTTATAAAGATTAACCTGAGAAATGTCATCTAAATTAGCAGCAGCTAAATAATTTCTTGGTCTGTATCCAATTAGAGAAAAGGCTAATAGGTCTGCATCGTTTTCTAAATTGGCTTTATATGAATCATAATATAATGTACTTTCAAAGGCTCTGCTACTTGCATTAGGCAATAATCCTTTTTGTATATCTTCATAATCCACTTTAGTCCAAAGCCCTTGTTGGAAAGTATCGGCAGGTTGTATAACTTCATTAGCTGCGTAATAATTATTTTTATATTTTACAATAACACCTTTAGTATATTTTACATTTGATTGCCATTCTAAGATATTATCTTGATTTAAAATAAATCCTTTAGTATCAACTGTGCCGTCCCATGTTGCTGTTTTAGAGCCTTTTAACAATATACGATATTGTCTTAATCCTGTGTTAGGATCATATATTAAATCATTGAATAATGTAGCATTGTCAAATATAATAGCATGTTCGATGTTGCTTAAATTTGCATTAAAGTACGAAACGGTATCATCAACTTTTAATGGAACAGCAGAAAATTCAACTCCGTTACGAATTACTGACATATCCTTTATTTGTATTGGTATTAAATTTTGATTCAATACATAGTTTTGATCTTGAATAGTTAACGGTTGTACAATTGCATTTTCTTTAGAAATTACAATTTTCTGAGCTAATGGATTTATATTTAATATAGATCCTGATTCCCAACCTGCTTGTACCCAAGCAAGAACTTCTTGAATCATTTGATTCCAATTTAAAAGTAAATTGTTTTCAACCTGATCAAATAAAAGTCCCTGTGTACCTAAATAATTTCCATAGGCGTTAATAAATTCTGATAGTGCCTGAGGTGTATTAAATTCAGTGCTGTATGGCACAACAACTACTTTATCACTAAAGTTTTTAGAAAGTTTAACAGAAAGAGATCCAGATGTTATTGTATTGTACTTTCCATTTACTATGGGGGCTGAGGCTTTAAAATATATCTTATTTTGACTATTACCAAAAACTTGATATCCAGTTTCAGTTTTCTGAATTATAACAGAACTGTATGTTATGGTGTCAAATGGTTGATTTTCATGTAATATTACTCTGTAACTCTCGTCAGGAATCAACAAACTATTATTTTTACTATTTGGAGATCCTTTATCAACATAAAATTTAAGTAAATCTTTATCACTAAATCCTGCTACTCTATATACCAATCTAACATCTAAGTTGTTTAGGTAGTCGGTTAAAATGTCATAACCTGAATTACCATTACTTTGAACATAATCTACTACCCAATTTAAATAACTATGCTGGGCGTTACCGCTGCCGTAAACAACCGCTCCTATAGTGCTGAATCTGAATTTGTCATTTAGTAAGTATTGATTAAACTCTGTATTAAACTTATAAGTGTCTAGATTTTCCCCTAATGCGAAGAACTTAGCTGGCTTACACAACGCTAGTAATTTCACTAAATCAAATGGCCATGAACTGCTTTTTAAATAGCTGTATTCTGCAGGTCCCCAATCGCCAACTTTCCATTGTGTTTGGAATGTTAGCTGATCATAATTACCAATAACAGAATTCATAGGATCAACTAGATTTCCTAAATCATCTACAGGTAAAACTTGTAATAGACCAGGTCTCTTTCTAGATTCGATTATAATAGGATCTCCGTTATTATAATCGTATCCATTTTCCATATCAGTCCATAGCACCAAGTTATTCTTAGTATAAGGAGCTGCACCATAATAACTATCCCACCAAACTGGCTTGTTAGTATATCCAATCATTTCCCAAGGAGTACTATTGGGGGTAGTAGTATCAAAGAACCAATTATATAATCCTCTCCAATTACCTCTTTTTACGATTGTATTATCTAATCTGTTCGTAGCTTGATAGTAATTGTAGGTGTAAGCATTATTAGTAAGGTAATACTGTGACTTATAGTCTATTCTATTTTGGCCTATCCAGTTTAAAAATGATAAAGAGTATAGTTGTAAAATTTCATCATAATTGTAATTTGTTGATCTGAATTGTCCAGGTAATACTTCATCACTTGAAATAGGAATCTTGCTGCTTACTTTTAAATTGTTATAAATTCTACATTCAAATTCAAATATAACCTGATCTCTGTAGTCATTCAAATATCCATTTGTATAATTTCCATATAATCTAGTTAACGAACCGTCATGTCCTTTAATAAACCAAGCAGGATTAATATAAGAGGTATCATAAACTATTTCAGGAATAGTTGCAGGATAGAATCCTAATTTGGTTGGTGTGTTTGGTACGTAGCTTCCATAAGTTTGATTGTACTCGTTGACTATTATTATATCACCTGCAATTAAATCAGTATAAAGAGTAACTAATGGAGCGTCTGCGCTTACCAAATAATCTACATCTTTAATAAGTTGTCTTTCAAATACTAATCCATTTTCTGTTCTTTGTAGGTATAATAATACCCCATCATAATTTGCTGAAGTGAAATCATAAATTTTACTTAATGTGAACTGTGCCTGTAGAACATCCGCATTAAATGTATATCTATTGGTTATGTAGGCTCCGCGACTCGGTAGCATATCTGACCAAAAGAATGAATTATTTTGAGCCTTGAATGATGTTATTTCATTAATAGCGTTATCTAAAATAACCGAAGCTATTTGATAGCTTTCATAAGGAGTTTTATTTACTACATCAATAAGTAAATTTTTAAATTTAATGTATTCGGTTGAACTAAAATTTAAAGAATCAATTAAATTAAAATTCGCATTTTTTAACAAAGCTCCAGTAAGAGATAACGGAGCACTGTTTTGAATTATCTTACTACCGTATTTTACTAGATTTGGTAAATCTCTGTAATTGTTAGATCCAAAAATTTGACCTACTATTCGTTTACTGTTTGTACAAATACTTAAGTAATGATTTTTTATATCACCTAAATTTAAATTTGAGATTTGTGCATTAAAAATATTATTTTCTAAGTTAGTAGGTATAGTAAAATAAGCAGTTTTGCTTACTGAGTTACTATAAATTAAAACTTCGATTGGTGTTTCTAATATTGGATTTGCATTTAACGTCACAATTGTAGAATTGTTTTCAACTGTAAAAGTAAAATCACTGTCGAATAGAAGATTGTCACCTACGTAAACTTTAACCACTGGCCATGCAGTAGAGTCAGTCGAATTGGCAGGCACATCACAAATAAAAATAGCATTTCCGTTTTGCGGAATATAATTAAAGGTGAATGCTTGATATTGAATACTTTCAGAAATCGCAGTTTGCCAACCTAGTTGTCTAGTATATTCTTCCCTAGAAGTAAAAATATATGGATAGCCTTGATTAACGTTTTGTACTGTAGGATTTCCATTTAATACATATGTAAACTGGTCTGTGTTAAATGATACATTAAATTGGATATCACCTACGTTATCCACAGAGCTATATTTTAACGGGAAACCTAACACTGTATCATTATTTCCTGTTCCTGTTGCGTACTGAAATAATGACGATCCTATAAAGCTGCTACTAGCGTAATAGTCTGTATCACCAAAACTTAGTCCATTATTGTCAAAAACATCAAATAAAGGTGGCTGATTTACTGTAGTTTTAAGTTGTCCTTGTATCCAATTTATTCCATCAAACCAATAACTGAAGCCTTTTCTATTTTCTCCAAGCAACACTACGATCTGATCATAATTTTGAATATCACCGTCAGCTATTTTAGTTAATGTAATTATAGGTGGTGATTGAGATAGTAATACATTTCCTGTTCCGTTATCTAGTTGAATGAAAGAAGATAGATTAGGATCAGTGCTTAACCGTATTGAAGTCGAATTTGGTTTATCGTAAACATAATATTTTGTAAAGGCTGTTAAATTACCTATATCCTGATTTAACGATACTAAACTACCAACAACAAACTTTGTTGAATCTGTTACTGTCACTCTGTCATTCGATGCAGTAGTAACACTTGCTATAGTCGATGTTTGATTAGCAATTGAGGTTGAAACAAAATTGACGCGGAATATTTTATTTTTAATATTAGTGTCAGTATCAGCAGAAAAAATTACCTTACATCCATCAAAAAGTCCAAAACTTGATCCATCTGGATAATATTGCAATTGATTTGCTACTTGAGTGAATGCGTCGGTAGCGGTTACATCAAAATAATCAACCGGACCTTTAGCCTCTGTGCCTAAATTAAATAATTTTAAATTTGGATAAAATTCAATAATTGGTCTTTTTGCTCTTGCCTCTTTACTGTTTATGATATTAAGTAAATTAGTACTATTAGTATGCTTTATTGTTTCCTGTATTACCTGAGCGTGAAACCATCTATTACCACGTGACCATGCATTTAAATTAGTTGCTGCTCTATTAATAGTAATATAATCCGGTGTTATAGGCGATTCAACAATATCAGAATAAGGTGCAGTATCATATGGTGAAGCATCATATGGTTCATACACACTTTGTGAATAAGATTCGGGTGTTACTAGTAAGGAGCTAGGTATTAATTTTATTCCTGTACCAACACCCTCAACATAATACTGATCGGTCTTATATTTTTCAGGAATGACATCTCCTGAAAAATTAATTTTTAATCCATTCGTAAATTTAACATTATTCGGTGATGTGTAACTTAGTTTACCTAAAATTTCTGTCTCTACGTTGATGAAGTTGGCAGTGTTACTGTCAACAATTTTTATCACTCCGAACTTTCTAAGATTAGAGCTATCTTGATAATACAAAACATCTAATGGAGCTGTTAATTCAGGTATAAGTTGTATTTCTCCTGTGCTTAAACGAACTAATTTTTTGGATATATACTTATTTCCTGCTAACACAGTGATGTTTGTATTTTGCGGGATGACAGTTAAAGGAGAAAGATTAATTATTGGGTCTCCAGGAGTATCAGTTTGAATATAGTTTATTTTGAAAAAATACTGATTAACGTTTACTAAATCAGTAGAGTCGAATCCAAACGGTGCTATAGTATCATTATCAAATCCATACTCATCAAAGAAGGTGTCCACTGATGCATTTTGTAATGCAGGTGCTCCAAAAAATATTAAAGTTTTATCAAGTAAATTTGTTGCACCGTCGATACTACCAATAGTACTTAATCTTTGACCGTGTATACCGCTAAATGGTTGATCACTGACAAGGTCAGTATTAACATTACCTTGATAGTTTTGATTCTGTTGCGCATCTGAATTAGGAACTTGGAATGTAATTACACCCTCAGAAGTTCCGTTATTTTCAACTCCAAAAATATCCCTAGTACCAACGTTTGGTCTGTTTGGTACGGTTCCAGATAAACCTGGCTCTGTTTGAATCCAAAACTTAGATGTTTGATCTACGTTAAAATAATACGTGCCGCCTCGAAGCAGTGTAATGGTAGGATTAAATTCTTCTATTTCAAAATTATCTTGTACAAATAAAAATTCATTAGTTTGACTCACTACATCAAAAAATGAAGTTAGGTTAATCGGTAATGGTTCTATGTTAACTACGTCAGGACCAAAAGGTAACCAGTAATACTGGCTGTAGTTAGATATTTTGTCAAGGTTTGTAAAGCTATCCCAACTATAGAACTGGTTATCAAATAAAAGTGAGTTATTTGTTACTGGTGCTCCTTGTAATTTTAGAGCATCAATCATTTCGGGGTAGCTAATAAAATCTAAAGCGGTAGTTGTGTCTTTCTTTTTAAATACAACCGCTGGTTCTAATTGATAATCTGTTCTTGTTTTATTAATTTCAGGTATATAATATGAATTAGGAGTAAGACCATATTCAAATCGTCTGCCGATATAACCTTGAAGTTTTTCTAAATCTTGTTGTTGTACAAGTTGATCCAACGTGGCGGATAAGAAATTTTCATTAGGTGTTGTCTTAAAAATTTCTGGAAGAAAATCAATTGTTCTTACTTTTGCTACCATATCTTTTTCTCATTAAGGTTGTAATTGTTCAGGGGTAATTGCTGAAATTATAATAATATCATTTGATTGTGCGCCGTTTACAAAAATTTCATAAGGCGCACATCTTATCTCGTATAAATCACCAAACGTAAGTGATGGATCTTTTGGAACTAAAATAGCCGAACTTATTAGACCATTTAAATTTGAATGCAAGTAAGCACTCAATTCGCTAAAGAAGAACGTATCTCCAAAATCCCAATTATCAATACTAAAGTAATTATTCATCGCTGTTATCACAGCAGAACGAACCTCACTATCACTTGCTGTAGTTAAACTAGATTTAATCACCTTAATAGTAGCTTGAAGTTGCGGAGCTGCTTTATCACCAAAAAGAGGTTTGAAAGTAACGCTATTGAAAACGACAGTATCACTCATCATTTTATAATCGTTGACTTTATTATACTCTTGTGTTAATTGTTCTACTGTAGGTTTAGCCGGTTCTGAAATAGTACCAGTTGTATCTTTAATCCAATTTGTGTATGAATTATAATAGGCTAAAGTAACAACATATAAATCTATAATATTTGTTGTACCTGGATCTATTCGTGTCGTATTATTACTTAGATGATTATATTGGAAGAATAAACTTTGTCTGCCTGTCAAAGCAATATAATTAGTAACTTGTACCAAATTAACTATGTTCTGAGAAGTAGAATCCTCAAAAGATTTGTAAAATTTGTTTTCACTAAATGCATAAAAAACCTGACCTACTGGATATTCATACTTCACAACTTCAACATCATTTTTGTTTGCATAACTGTAATTTATTAAATTAGGTTCAGTTAATCCATTTTTTGTCAAATAATTTATGTCTGTTATTGTTTCAATAAAAACAAAAAATCCAGTATTAGTAGATCCAAAAGTATAACCTGTAATTGTACTGAAAAAGTCCGGATCTTCTATCAGAGAAGAATTTTTTGCATCTAAACTGCTTATCTCAATCGCATAATCATCGGGATAACCATCAGCTTCAACCGTCTGTCCAACCACATTCAATCTAAAATCTTCGCCTAATATAGATAATGAATTTGGTGTAGTATTTGTCTTAAGTACTTTTACAGCATCATATGCTATAGTTCCAGAAAGAGGATCAAAAATAATTTTTTCAGAATCAAAAGTAAATCTTGTATTCTTTACACTTCCGAAATAATAAGTGATAGCTTTACTTGTAATTCTATAAGAGCCTCCACCTAAACTTTCGAACTTAACTAGAGCATCCGATCTGTTATAATCACCTACAAACCAACGATCAACATTAATTGGTAAATTATTTACGTAGTATAACGAAAAACTTTGTAAATTTTCAAAATAATCTAATACTAATTGTAATATTGGATTAGGTAATATATTATCGAAAACAGGAATAATTGTTTGAAGAATGGCTCCAGTAGCTACAAATCTACTTAAACTTACTGGTCCTAATCCATTATATAAATTACCTTCACCGCCGTTAAATCCATCATCAACTACATTCAGTACGTTGACCCACATAAAAGTATTATTTGGAGAAGGAGCTGCTCCGGCAACTAATCTATCATTCAAAAAATAATATCCAGAAGGTGCAACAAATTTTAATAGTGCACCAGCTGTACAATATTTCATATTATATGCATTATAAATTCCTGCAGCGACAGGTCCATTAGAATTTTCAAAATAACCAGTAACTAACGTACCGTCATAGCTTGTTTGATTCCAAGTTGTAATGCCGTCACCAGATGCAACATTAATAGGATATCTATTGCAAGTTATAACATAGTATTGATATAAATTTCTGTTAGAAATAATTTCTAAAATTTGATTACTGAATAATCGGTTAGCTGAACCAGATGCTTCATTAGTATTGAAATCATAAAATTTGTCATTGGTGTTAAAATATAATGCACCATCATCTGCGAAACTTGTTGTGCTTGAATATTTTCCAGTAGGGTCTAGTAAATCAAAATTTCTAGAAATTCCTATAGAACTTCTATTAAGAGCTTTAGTCTTAATAATTGAACTGTACAGAGTGTATGGGAAATTATTATAATCTTCCCCGTTCACCATTCTATTCTGTGCATAAAAATGCACAGGTGCTTTTGCCTTAATGTCAGGAATTGATTCTCTTGATTGTGCATTGTTAACAGGTTGAGTTAGTTCAACTGTCATTGTTAGCGTTTCAATTCTGTTAAACTTACTCACATAGCTAAACGTTAATGTGGTGTTTGTCAACTCAGCAGGGTCAATAGAATATTGTAATCCATTACTTGATCTTACATATGATCTAAATGATCCAACAGGAATTTCACTAAAGACACCATCACCAAATATATAATTCACTTGATCATTAAATCTTGAGGTTACAGAAAATACTGCCTTTCTTGAATTTTCTTCTCTTAAATAGGTGTTCGCATAAAGATTATCAACCTGTACCCAATTTAGTAATTGGTTAGTAGTAGAATCTATTTTATATAACCAAGTATCAGTGTTATTAATACCCTGTATCTCTCCAATCGGAATAGATTGATTTGCAATTTGTTGATTCAGTGTAAAATCGTAATTAATAAGTGAACCCTGTTTGAAATACAAGAAGAACCCTGTGTTCAAACTACCATACCCTAATTTGTCATTTCTGTATAAAATATTAAAGGTGCCTTTTGGATTAGGTGGAATCTCATAAACATATGTTTCATTCAAACTTGTTGCACTCACACATTCAAAATTCATAGTTACCCCACCAACAGTAGCATTAAATGGTATTACGGGTAAAACTGTATTTGGAATACGCAGTGAGTATTCTTCAGTTTTAATATTTGAAATTTCTTGAATATTTCCTGGTCTTCCAATTCTCTGTGCGTCTACTAACGTGGCATTAATAATTGAATTGAATTGCTCTAACCAATTTGGGTTGGCTGGGTCATTCCAAAACACAGGAATTCCTCCTAATCCTAAACCATTGATGTCTGTAACATTTTCTGTTGTGGTTATACTTGTTATTTTTAAAAACCCCTGAGCTGCATTATTTCGTTTGGGGTTGTAGTTAACTAAATTGGCAAGTTTGATTACGCTATCTCTACGTTCTGCAGTGTCAATAAAATTTTCACGTGTATTTAGGTCATCCCTAAACGACACTGCTTGACCCATAAATGCAATAACGTCTAATAAAGCTATAAATTCACTACTTTCAACATAATCGTTAAATGTTTCAGGGTAGTACAGACGCAAATAATCTATGAAACTTTTTCTTAGAGTTTCATAATCATAGCTTTGAAAATTGGCTTGACTATAGGTTTTATATACTGTTTTCCAGTCGTTTACGCCAAAAATTGTTGCTTGTCTTGAACTTGTAGCCATACGTTTTATCTCTTTTTAATATTTATCTTAACTGAAAATGCGCTATTTTCAACGGTTATTTGCTGATACTGTGCCACTACCTCTATCAAAATTCAGTTGTAATAGTTGAACTTTATTCTGAGGAGATATTGCCATCTCAATTTCTGTTAAAAATCCATTTTCATACGGGTATGTATTAATCGCATTTAATATGATTCTAGGATCCTGAGATGCGATCCGTCTTATTTCGTTATCAATTTGAATTTGAATCTCAGGAATATTTGGTTCAAATATGTATGTCCAAATTGAAGTTCCATATGCAGGATTACCTACTTTTTGTCCTTGGGGTGTGTTTAAAGCATTCAAAAAATCAACTATCACAAGTTGATCGTCATATAGACTGAACTTTTTGTTTGGGAATACTGGAGCCACAATTGAACCAGGTCCTCCGCTTATTCCAGGTGGAATCACAGAAGGTTTCTTTGCATTTGTGAATAGAGTACTAAATCCTTTGTATATAACCATAATAATATCTCACTTAACTATATAATTCTGAGTAGGCAGCTTCAACTGCTGTTTCTAAAGACTCAACCTCTCGCACTGAATCTTTATAATCTCTTAGTGCATTTGTAGCTTGTAACGAATTGCTTCCATAAGTTGCTACTGCCTCTCTATACTTTATCCTGTTGTCTCTCCTCAAATTCACTTGAACGTCAAGTTCGGCACGTAAATCATTGTACTGCTCTAATACTTCAGCTTTAGGAGGTTTTGAATCTGTGCTATCTGAATAAGGTAAAGGAATTCTACTGTCATTGTAAATTTGTGAAGTAGCTTCTTTAATTGGTGCTCTATTAATTGTGTCTGTCGCTGCTGTTGGCATCTTAGTTGCAGTAGGACCATTTGAAGATATAGCTTTACTTGCGCTTTGTAGGCTTGCTAATTCATCTGATGGCACATTAGACACTGCAGAATTTACTAATCCACTAGTTGTCGCTTCTATTGAACTAGTTATTTCAGATGTGTTAACTGTCGTAGGAGGTGTGTAATATGATGAACTGACATTATTGCTAATAGCATTGTCGCCACCGTACAATCCACCAACAATATCACCTGAGTTTTGAGTGTTTTGACTATTCAACGCAGATAAGTTCTGTGGTTTTCCAGCAGTTAATTTTGTATAACTACTCTTTATTGCACCAAACACGGTAGAAGCTGCGCCTACTATTGAGGAACCAATTGCTGCTCCAGTTGATATAATAGAAGAAACCATTGAACCAACTGGACTTAATAATTTTTCAGCCATATTTGCAGCGTAATTACCAGCTGAAATTGTTGATGCTATTGCTCCATTATTATTTTGTGCTGTAGGAGTTACATTAGAACCTGACGCTCCGTTTACATATGAAGTTACTGATCCTACGCCAAACGCTGCAACACCATTTACTAATCCTGCAATCTGAGTGGGACTTTCATTGCCCCTTATAACACCAGTGCTTTGTAATTTGTCAAATCCTTGATCCATCAATGAAACTTGGTTATTAGTTTGAGCATTTGCATTTTTATTATATGCTGCTACAGATGTTATTCCATCTTTACCTGTAAAAACATTTGTAGGCATTGCTTTATCAAGTGGTACACCTTTAGCAACTAATGAATTTACTACAGTACTTGATCCCGGTTTTATTGAACCTGCTTCTTCCATTTGATTAGGCGAATGCCCTAACTTACCCAACACTGCTTGCTTTGTACCATTTATATCAGTTACTACTCCGCCTCCTGCTAAAGCAGCAGGCCCCTTAACTGAATCAGTTCCGGCTGAAACCGCAGCCTGAGATACTGCTGCTGAGGTTGTATTCTTGTCAAAATTTCCTTTAACTGATTTGTTATTGGGAACGGTTGCAGCTACAGAAGGACTTGTAACTTTTACTGGAGTATTTGCTGTTGATGCATTAGCTGATTGAAGTTCAGCGGATGGTTGTGATGGGAAATTGCCGGCGGCAGTTTCATCTATTTTAACATCTACTCCTTTATTTGCATCTGTCCATGGTGTGTGAGCAGGCACACGTGAATTTATACTAGGTAATTTAGATGGCGCAGGTACCCAACCTTGTGTATTATCAAAAAAGGTATCCGAATGTTGTACAACAGAAATAGGTTTCACTTCGGCAGGCACCGTTGATGAACTACCTGTGTTCAAATTAATTTTACTACCATTAATGTAAGTTACGGCATCACTTTTAAATGAAGAATTACTTTTAGATAAAAAACTCATCGACTGATCGACTTTAACTGTATGATTTTTTACAGTTTGCTGACTATAATTTTCACCAACACGAACATTGGTATTTTTATCACTATTGATGTTTAATTCCTCTGCAAAAATGTTTAATTGTTTTTTCGCATTGATGTTTATGTTGTTATCAGCGTGTAAATTTAAATCACCTTTAGTTCTAACATTAAAGCTGTTTGTAGCGTAAATATCAACTGTTCCCTCTTTACCTAACTCAACATAACTTTGTCCATTGCTATGAATTATAAAAAGTGTTTGTCCGTCATCACTCATTGTAATTTGATGTCCTGATGCGCTGCGCAATCTAATCAAATTATTTTGACCAAAAAAATCACCATCATCAAATACAAGTGTGTGTCCACCTCTACGACTAACCAGTTTAGCTTGTTCGGCAGAACTAGAATCTAAATTCTTTGAAGCTTCTACTTCATTTGTTCCGGTAACTCCTTTATATATGGGTCTACCTGGAGTTGAAATTCCAAACACTTGAGAAGGACTTTCTCTTGTAGAACTACTAGTGATTGTTCCCCTAATTGGATCACGTATAAGTCCTTGCTGCCAAAATTGTGCAGCCACTATCTTATGTACAGGTTTAGCTTGATCGTAAAAAGTTGGAGTGTTGTACAACTGATTATTTTGTACATTCATTTCAACTGTAGGCAAGTTACTTGCACCACCAAACTTTTCTGCCTCAGCTTTTTCCATTATTACATCGTTTGTACTTCCTACAGCAGGAACCATATGAGTTATACCAGGCTGTGGGATACAACCTATATAATAACCAAAATCTTTTTTACCATATAAGAATAAACATACAACCTCAGATCCTATGTCAGGTGATGTAGCCCAAAAACCATAGCTGGTTGGATTTTCTAAGAAAGTACCATAAGAAGAATTATTATTGTTATTAGGTGCATAGTCACCTGAGAGAAAACCATAAAAGGGAGATAGATAACTAACTGTTACCCATGAATTAGAATCATTGGGATCTGTTGGTCCGAAATCTGCGATGTAAACGTCTATCCTTCCTGTACGTATAGTATCAACATTTCGTTTAACTATACCCTTTACTGCAAAAGGATAAGAAATTGATCCTCCCGGATTTAACTTGTATTGTTCGGTAGTACCAGATGTTTTTATAATATTATCCATTGCGTGCCTTTAAACTGCTCTTCCTTCTTGATTGGTGCTAATAAACTCATTCACTAAATTAGTTGATTGTATTGAATCGTCATCAACCACTGATGCACTATAAAATGCTGCTTGTTGATTAAATGCAACTGAAACGTTAGCTCCAACAGTAGATGCTTCGGGAGTAGCTGAGTTATTTGTAAGAGTTGTAACTACCGACTGTTGTGTTTGTTCCCATGTAGGGGCGGCAGTTACTTCTTGTGTTTGTGCTGACACACTAGTTGGAGAGTCTTGGCTACTAAAACCAGAGATGTTTGTACCTAATTGTTCAGCTTGACTGTTAGTAGTTTCTCTTCCTTGAACACCTACTGCACTTTTTGTTTTAACATTAGGATCACTAAATAATACCAAATCCAAATCTTGTGTAAATCTTCCTTTACTTAGTGAACTAGTTGCACTTAAAACCATATAAACTAAACCGGTAACATTTTGCTCACCATTCAGTGAATTTTGAGGAGTTGAATCAGTATCGTAAAACGTAATATTTTTATTGATGTTCAACAAACCAGTATCAATGTTATAATCCAATCCTTCATAGAAATTTATTTCAATAAAAATTTGTCCTCCCAAAGGATTAATTTGTAGATTATCATTGTATGCAGCTTCTCTAGGTGTGCTTGCATTTTTAGCAGTTCCTATGCTCGTCATGAGATAGTCAGGATCACCCATTATTTGTAGCTTAGCTTTTATTTGATCACCTGGGCTATATAAATTTGTTTTTATAGAACCAACTGGAATACCGGCTTTACTTTGGTGTGTTTCCGATCCAACATTTTTTGTTGCTGGAACTACAGGTGTATTCCCTACACCGTCATTGGGTTTCTGTTTTTGATCATCTGATGCTCCTGGTA